CGTGCCGAGACGTTCAACGTTGCCGATGCCGTAAGGGATGCGGTTGACCGCATAGAGGCCAGCTACACCAACCCGGACGCGGACTACGGTGTCCGTAGTGGGTTGTCGGGGATTGACCGCATCACCCGAGGCTGGCGACCGGGGGAGCTTGTGATTGTCGGCGCACGCCCCAGCGTAGGGAAAACCACGTTCGCCATGAACTGCACCGCCGAAGCCGTGCTGCGCGGCAAGGTGCCGGTGGTGTTCTACTCCCTCGAAATGCCCACCAGCCAGCTTATGCGGTCGTTGCTGCTGGCCGAGTCTCGCATAGACCGTGACTCTTTCCGCCAGCAGAGGCTTGTGCAGGGCGACTTTGATAGGCTGGCTCGTGCAACCGCTCTGCTAAAGGGATGCAGATTGACCGTGCGGGACAACGTGCGTGACGTGGAGGCCGTCGCCGCCGACCTAGCGCGGCAGTTCCAGAGCACCACTAAGCCGGGGCTGGTGGTGGTGGACTACCTGCAAATTTTGGGCACCCGTGCCGCCGCTGCCGAGAAACGTTATGCTCAGGTTGGCGCTGTCTCTCGCGCACTCAAATTGTTTGCGATGCAGTTCAGGTTGCCCGTGCTGGCGCTGGCGCAACTGACCCGTGAGCTTGACCGCACCGAGCGTGAGCCAGTCCTAGCCGACCTACGCGAGTCTGGCTCGCTAGAGCAGGATGCCGATATGGTGTTGTTCCTTCACCCCACAGGGGGACGGGTTGCCTACAAGCCTACACCTACCCGCTGCATCGTAGCCAAGAACAGGAACGGCCCGCTTGGCTCCGTGATGCTCGCGTTCCATCAAGCCCACGGGCGCTTTTATGAAGCCGAACCAGACCATGCCTAGCCGCAATCCAGAGCCACAATTCGACTTCGTGCTAACGCTCCGACCGCTCCCCGGATGGAGCACACCCGCAATCGAGCGGCTGAGGCTCGCCGCGAAGGTGCTGTGCCGGGGCTTTGGACTCAGACTTACGGCGTGCCACCCCGTGGCCACGCCAGAACACCCCAAGCATGAACGCGCCCGCGATTGACCAGCCAGAGCCGGACGCGCACCCAACCCGCCGCCAGTTTACGGTTGAACTGCCGGGGCAGGCCCTTTCCACGCTGGACGAGCGCATTGCCAAGGGAAACGGCAAGCTGATTGACTTTGCGCCAGCGAGCGGCGGACGTTGGCGTGTCCGTTATCTTGCGCCGGAGCGAATCAGCTTTTGCCAATGAATAAGAGCCTTTCCGCAATGCCCCGCAATCGCGCTACGACGCCCCAGGACGCGCCGCAGCTTTGGAGGGTCAAGAGGGTATTGCCCGACTGCTGCAATGCCTACAATCCGCCATTGTGCGCCGGGACGCCCCCCTCGGTCAAGGAATCTCTTGGCCGGGGGGCACCCTCGGGGGTCAGGAGTCAGCCCTGAAATCGCGTGCCAACGGAGAATTTCGATTTTGACGGATGAAGGCTAACGCCCGCAGAACCCCGTTTGAGGCTGCCAGCCCCGACCTTTCGTTTGACGAGCCGCTGCCCGCGCTCGACTTTGACGCGCCGCCCGCTGGCGCTGTGGGCCGCAGGCTGGGAATTCGTGCCGCCAGACTGACACGCCGCCCCAGCCGCAGGCGTTGCGCCAACTTGCTCGACGCCGGGCAACTGGAAGCTGCCAAGAAACTGCTTTGTCCCCTGCCAGTCCCGAACGAGACAGTTCACTGTCTGCTGGCGGGCAACTTCACTCTCGCGCAGGCCGTCCCGGTCATGCTCGACGAGACAGGCCCCGCTGCGCTGCTAGTCTCGACGCTTGGCATAAACGACGCGACGGTTGACTTGCTCTGCGAGGAAATGAAACGCGGCAGAATCACCGCGCTGGACGTGCTGCTGTCGCATTACTTCCAGCAAGCCGACGCAGCAACGTGCTTGCGGGTAGCAGCCCGGTTGAAAGCACACCGCGCCCGCGCAGGAGTCGCGAGGGTTCACTGCAAGCTGATTCTCTCCGCCCCAAGTAACCGGGCCGATAGATACACCCTTGAAGGCTCGGCGAACTTGCGAAGCTCTCAGAACATCGAACAACTCGCCGTGAGCAATTCCGCCGAGTTGCACCGCTTTTACTCCGAACCCCTCAGACAAATACTTGACCGCAACCGCTTATGAGGAAAAAGACCGAACCCACCACCACGTTGACGCCCGAAGTCGCACAACGCGCATTGCAATTCGACTTGGCGAATTTGTTGACCAAGGTTCGCCGGGGCCAACCCTTGACCCGCGCCGAGCGCGAGTTGCTCGAATCCCGCGCCCTCCGCAGCAATGCGCCAGCCGACAGCCCGCAATTCGTGAGCACGCAAGAAGAACTGGCGCGGCAATGCGGAGTCAGCCCGCAGTTGATAGCCTACAGAATTCGACAGCCGGGCCACCCGCAGCGCAGCGCCGCAGGCCATGACGTGGCCGCATGGAAAACCCACCTTGCGCGAGTCTGCCGACCGGGCACGTTGCCGTCCGAGGCACGCAAACCCCGCCGCGATTCACGCGCCGAAGTTTTTGGGGACGGGCTACTCGCCGGGTTCGAGCAGACGGCAAAGGCGATGCTGGACATGATGAGCGAGAGCCTGCCCACCGTTGGCTTGCGTCCAACGCCCGCGCAACGCGACCGAATCGCCGTCGCGCTCTGGCTGGCCGGAGCCGCCGCCGTCCATGTCCTAGCCGTCAAAGCCGGATGCGCTGATTCACCCTTGCTGCCCGATTCAGACGGCAAAACCTTTCCGCCCGAAATCGCCGGGGCCGCCGCCCGCATAGGCATTGACATGCTTGGAGAATTACAACTTGCCGGATTCAAGCCCGCTCAGGACTGACCCGGCAAAGCAGCACAGATGCCCGTTGCTCAGTCAATCGCATTCGACGACCAAGGCGAAGCCGTTCAGACAGTAGGCTTCGACTATGACGCCGTTGCCCGTGAGGTTGACGGGGAGCAAGACGAGCCGGAACAGGGCCACGCTGCCATTGAGCACTTGGAACGAGCCTTTGAAGCTGGCCGCGAGCAAGGCAGGGCCGAAGGCCAACGCGAGGTATTGGCCCGCCTGTTCCACCGCGCCCAGACCAGCACCCAGATTGTTGAGCGAGCCGCAGCAATGGCGTTCGCCGCAACGTGGCCGGATGATACCCCCTGCCCCTTGAACGCGAGCGACTTGGCCAGCTTCACCGGAGTATCACGGCGGACGGCAGAGCGCCGGGTTCAGAAAGCGAAATTGTCGCATAGCTTCCCCGATAAACATTGCTCCGAATGCGCTTCCGTGTCGCCCCCGCCCTATTGGTAGAATGAATGTTTTAGAAAAACTCGACCGCCTCTTGAACGGCCAAGCGACCGCGCCCCAGAACGCGGCCAAGCCCACGCGAACCGTGGTTGAATACCCGCAGCCGAATCCGTCCCCGTCTCCAAGCACGCCCTACCGGGGCGCGACTCGGGCCGGAAGCCTTGACAAGCGCGGCCCGCTTTCGGCAGAAGCCAAGCGCGAGCTTCACCCCCTAGTGCGCCCCTACTCGCTGCCCGATGCGTTGGCCGGGGTGCCCTTCCCCAGCCCGGCGCAACAGCGTGCGTTCGACGACTACCTTCGGGAGCGAGGCTACAAACCCCCCAAAACGGTTGCCGCCGAACTGACAAAGCTCGACGCGCCGTGGGGCAGGCTTCAAGGGGCGATTGGCGAGGCCGCCAAGTCCCAGGGCGACGCCTATCACCGCCACATGGAGGACATTGCCCGCCGGACTGCCGCAGGCGATGAAACCGTCAAGCGGGAGGATTCGTGGAGCCGCTCAGACTGGGATGCCGACGCCCGCGAGCGGATTGCCGCATTCAAGGTTGAATGCAAACGGATTGAAGCCCAAGCGTGGCAGATTGCGGAACCCGCCTTGCTGGCCAAGGCCGACGCCGCCGATGCAGCCGCCGATGAACTCGAAAATGAAACGCGCCCGCGCTTCGAGCAATTCGCCATCCCTTACAGGCCCCCGGCCTATGTCCTTTTGCTCAGAAAATATGCGCAGACGTTGCGCGACGGCAGCCGCCGCAACGTGGGCCAGCCGAGCGCCCTGATTGAAAACCTTTGACCCCAAAACGAAAAAGCACTTTATGCCTATCTCCATTACCAACGACCCCGCCGCCATAGCGGCCAAACTCACCGAACTTCACTGCGGTTCGCCGCACAACTCCGTTGACCGCGCCCGCTTCATGGCCGCGCTGCCAGAGCATGAGCGCCGCGCATTTGCGAGCCATGTCCTGAACGCAACCACCGTCACGATTGACAGCGCCCTGAAGCGCGTTGCCATTTTGAACGAGACCATCCGGGCCTTTGCGACCCGGATTCTGCCGCTGCGGCTGTTCGCCACGGCATTCAGCAACACGCCGTTGCAAGGCACTGATGAGGTCGTGGTGCCCTACTACCCGTTGCAGACCGCCGTTAGCACCGATTGGGACGGCTCGACGGGCTACGCATTCGCGGACACGGTGACAAGCAGCATGAAGAAGATCACCGTCAACAAGCGGAAGTATCAGAGCATTGATTTCGGGAGCGACACGTTGCGCCGTCAGCCGTATTTCGATGCCGTCCGGCTGGGCAGCATGAATGCCGAGAAGCTGGCCGTGGACGTGATTAACGACGTGCTGAGCGTTGTCACCGCCAGCGCCTTCGGCAGTGCCGCCCTGACCTGCGCGGCTGCCGCTATCACCAGCGATGACATAGCCACGCTCGCGGGCGCGTGCAATGCCGCCCATTGGCCCGATGCCGGGCGCGGTTTGATCGTGGATTCGACCGTCAACACCGCCTTGATGAAGGATGAAGCCTACAAGCTCGCGGTGAACATCGGCGGCACGGAAGTTGTGCGCGGTGGTAGGCTGCCCATGCTCTCCGGCTTCGAGTACGCGTGGATGCCGAACCTGCCGGATAACAGCGAGAAGCTGATCGGGTTTGCCTGCTTCATGAGCGGCATTCTCGCGGCCTTCTGCCCGGTGGAGCCGTCGCCCGAAGTAAGAGACTCGTTGGCCGCTTACGAGATCGTGACTGACCCGGCCAGCGGGATTAGCCTGAACTACCGGGCCTGGGGTGATCCGGACTTGGACCGCTCCAAGCAGGTGATCGAGTGTGCTTACGGATACGTGGCCGGAGAGGCCGCCGCCCTGAAGCGCATCTGCGTTCCCTAGCCTTCCTTCCTTCGGCCTGGGTTGGCCGCCCGCCAGTCAAAACACTGGCGGGCGGCTTTTTGCCCCTCCGAAAGCAGGGCGTGAGCGTTGCTAATCGGTGAAGTTGCCGGGATAAGGCAACAATCGGCAACGCCCGCGCCGGACTTCTCCGAACCCTCGA